CTTATGAAACAGTACGATATAAAACCACAAAATCCCAGGTGGGACGAAGTGGGAAACCATGAAAAGTGGGTAGAAAAAGTGGGCACAGGTGGGCGCATGACCAGAAAAACCAGAGATAAGACAGCACCAAAATATCGCGCATTAGACATGACAGAGCACGCCTTAAAGGTGGCAATCAGAACGATAGACCGACACGTAGGGGAAGGATACGCGAAGGAACATCCCGACCTGATAAGCGCATTCATGACCACAGCAGCGGCAAACTTTGCCACGCTGACAGAACGGGAGATCGCAGAAGCAGAACAGGTAACAACCATCAACGTTAAAACCGGAGAGGTGGAATCATGACAGCACAGATAGCGGCTTACGGGCGGCTGGTGGACGACCCGCAGGTAAAACAGACCAGTAAGGGCACACCGATGACGCTGGCGCGTATGGCGGTATCGTTGCCATGTAGTCAGGCGCAGGATGGGCAGGCGACGTTATGGCTATCGGTCATCGCATTTGGTAAGCAGGCCGACTTCCTGGCTAAACATCAAAAAGGCGACGTTGCCAGCGTATCCGGCACGATGCAGGTCAGCCAGTGGACCGGACAGAACGGGGAAACGCGGCAGGGTTATCAGGTTATTGCAGACAGCGTAATCAGTGCCCGTGCGGCACGTCCTGGCGGGAACAGACGCAAAACCACAGGCGCACAGGGTAATCAGCCACCAGCGGGAGGCGATGACCCTTACGGTGATGATATTCCGTTCTGAGGGGGTGACGATGGTACATGACCGCATAGCGGAAGAACTCGAAGCGAAAGGATTTTACCGGAGGGCGGCGGCGCGATGGGGTGAAGTCATGATGCTGGTGGAGACAGACAAGGAACGGCATCACATCACGATGCGACGGCTGGAATGTTCCAGGAAGGCACAGAGGCCACCGGAGCCGCCGGATAATTACGGAGACCTGAAAAAGGCGGTCGATCGCACTTATGCCGAAATGGGTATGGATGGTGCTGGTGATGAAATATGGCGAAATTACCAGGACAGATAATCACACAGCCGGAGCAATCCGGCTTTTTGTCATGTTTTGTAAATTATTTGTTCGTGGTTGTTCCACGTTGTTCGCTGACCGGATCGGCATATTTTACCCGAACTGAATCATGATTATTCTCGCCCGTGGTGCCAGGACGCTGGGGCCACTTTCCCGCCTGTTAATGTGCTCGCCAATATTCATTACCAGGCGGGAAAATGATCGGTGCGATTGCTGATTTCCTTATGAAAAACGGTTGAGTGTTTGCCGCGTCCTGGAGTTCCTTACTTAACTTCAGGACTTTTTTTATGCCGAGAATAATCGAATTACGCCAGCAGAAAACCGCCATTAAAAATCAGATGCGCGACATGCTGGAGAACGCGGAAAAAGAAAACCGCAGCCTTAACGATGCTGAGGGCGCAAAATTTGACGAATTACGCGCTAAAGCTGAATCCCTCGATAAAGACATTTCCCGCCTTGAAGCCATTGCAGACGAAGAGCGCAGTAAACCAGGCAAAAACAGCCAGACCACTGACCCCGCAGAACTACGCAACTACATTCTGACAGGTGAAACCCGCGCATTAAGTACAGGCGTTCCCGCTGATGGTGGTTATACCGTTATCCCCGAACTGAACACCGAAATCATGCGAATGCTGGCGGATGAGTCCACCATGCGCCGCATCTGTACCGTGAAGAAAATCAGCAGCAACGAGTTTAAGCAGCTTGTTTCCGCTGGCGGTGCGACCGTTAACCACGGTGAAGAGGGTAAGACACGCGAACAGACCAGCACCCCGCAGATTAACGAGGTGAGCATTAAGCTGTATCCGGTCTATGCGTACCCGCGCACCACACAGGAAATCGTGGATTTTTCCGATGTGGACATCCTTTCATGGCTGACGGGTGAGATTGGCGACACCTTCACGGAAACCGAAGAAAGCGATCTGGTTGTGGGCGACGGTGACAAAAAAGCAAAAGGTTTTTTATCCGTACCCCGTGCAGAGAAGAACGACAAAGAGCGTGATTTTGGTACGTTGCAGGTAATTAAACCTTCCGAATCTCTGGCGTGGACATCTGCGGACCCGCTGATCGACCTGAAATTTGCATTACGTAAAAAATACCGCAAAAACGCGGTCTGGGTGGTTAACTCCACGACGGCGGCAAAACTTCAGAAGGTGAAGAACGCGAACGGTGATTACATCTGGCGCGACCGTTTACAGGCGGGTGATCCTGATACGTTACTGGGCCTTCCGGTCGAATATCTGGAGTTTATGCCGGATAACGTTATTGCCCTGGGTGACTTCAAACGCGGTTACTACATTGTTGATCACGAAACAGGTGTTCGCACCAGACCGGACAACCTCACAGAGCCGGGCTTCATCAAAATTTTCACGCAGAAATATTTAGGCGGTGGCGTGGTGGATTCGAACGCGATCAAGATTCTGGAACTGCCACAGGACGACGATTAACAGCATACAGAAGGGGCTTAAAAGCCCCTTTAGTGTTTTATGGGTGAAAAAATTATGAAGAGTATGGAAATCCGGTCATCGGAAATCACTACCAGCGGAGCCGGTACGCTGACGGGCTACGTTGTTCGCTGGGATAAGCTTTCAGAACTGCTATGGGGGGAGTTTTACGAAAAATTCCAGCGGGGGGCGTTTACTGAGTGGCTTGCGGCGGGTAATGACGTTCGCGGCCTGTATGAGCATGACCACAGCATGTTACTGGGGCGCACCCGTTCCGGCACGCTGAAACTGGAAGAGGACGAAACAGGGTTACGCTTTGAACTGACCCCACCGGATACCAGTACAGGGCGCGACGTTATCGAACTGGTTAAACGAGGTGATATATCCGGCATGAGCTTTGGCTTTCGTTCCCGTAAGGATGTATGGGATACCACAACAGATCCATGCGTGCGCACCGTGCTGGTGGCGGAACTGTACGAAATTACCGTTACATCCGTACCGGCTTACCCTGATTCCGGCGTTGAGCTGGCCCGCCGCTCCCTGTACGAGCAGCACCCCGAAAAAATGCCGCGTGCGGATAATCGCCGCTGGTGGGCGGATTTAGCGGGGGTGTGATATGTGGCCTTTCAGAAGAAAAAAAGAGCAGCGCAGCATGACGCTTGATGAGTTTATGGCGCTGGCTGGCACATCGAACACGGGGGCGGGTGAGTACGTATCATCGGGGACAGCGGAATCACTGCCCGCCGTCATGAACGCCGTCACGGTCATCTCTGAGGCGGTGGCTACCATGCCGTGTTACCTGTACCTGGTACGCAATGAGAAGGGGAAGGAGGCCCGAGAGTGGCTTGATTCTCATCCGGTCGATCACATCCTCAACGAGCGCCCGAACGCATGGCAAACCCCCTACCAGTTTAAGCGAATGATGATCCGCCACTGCCTGTTAAACGGTAATGCTTATGCGGTGATTCAGTGGGGGCGTGATGGTTTTCCGGTCGCTTTGCATCCTTACCCGCCGCAGTCGGTGAACGTTGAGCAGACAGGTGAGCATAACTGGCGCTACTGCATCACTGACGCCTACACCGGAAACACCCGCAACTATTTACCGTGGGAGGTTCTCCACCTTCGTTACTCCACGGATGACGGTTTTATGGGGCGCTCACCTGTAACCATCTGCCGCGAATCGCTGGGGCTTGGGCTGGCCCAACAACGCCACGGCGCGAGCGTGATGCGTGATGGCATGATGGCGGCAGGGGTTATCACGTCAGGCGAATGGCTGGATGGCGTGAAGGGCAAACAGGCATTAGCCGCACTGGAACGCTACAAAGGGGCCAGAAACGCCGGAAAAACGCCCATCCTTGAAGGGGGTATGAGCTATCAGCAGCTGGGCATGAGTAATCAGGATGCTGAATGGCTGGCCTCCCGTCGCTTCACCATTGAAGACATCGCCCGAATGTTCAACGTCTCGCCGATTTTTTTGCAGGAATACAGCAACAGCACCTACAGCAATTTCAGCGAGGCAAGCCGCGCATTTCTCACCATGACGATGCGCCCGTGGCTGGCGAACTTTGAGCAGCAGATAAAAAACGCCCTGCTGGTGGCCTCGCCTGTACCTGGTATCCGGTATCAGGTGGAGTTTGACAGCGCGGACCTGTTACGGGCCACACCTGGCGAACGCTTTGCCACCTATGAACGCGGCATCAAATCCGGCGTTATGTGCCCGAACGAAGCCCGCGAACGTGAAGGGCTGTCCCCGCGTGATGGTGGTGATGAGTTCAGCCAGGCATGGAAACAGGAAGTAAAAATCAGCGAGGGAGAAAAACCGGAATGAACATAGGGCGACTGCGTGACAGGGTAACGATTCAGACCCTGAAACAGACCAGGGATATAACCGGCGAAATACTCGAAACGTGGGTGGACGGTCACACACTCTGGGCAAGCGTGAACATGATCAGCAGCAAGGAGGCCATTTCATCGGGTGCAGAACTGGCGACTGGAACGGTAAGGATATGGATACGCTACAGGAAGGACATCAACGCCACCAGCCGGATAAAGGTCAATACGGGGCCGCTGGCGGGGCGTGTACTGAATATCATCGGGCAGCCGCTGCCGGATGCCGCCAGGACACGCCTTGAAATTCTTTGTCGTGAGGGCGCGGAAAAATGACAGAAGAACTTATCACCCTGGAAGAAGTGAAACTCCATTGCCGCATCGATGGCGACGAGGAAGACCAGTTAATCAGCGGATACATTGCCGCATCGCTTGAGGCGTGCCAGATACATATAGGCAGGCGCTTTGATGACGGGCTGGAGTTCACGCCAGCCATAAAGATTGGCTGCATGATGTTTATCGCTCACCTGTACGAGAATCGCCAGCTGGTAGCGGATAACGCAAAAACGCGCGTACCCATGACGATTGGCGCGCTCTGGACGGCTTACCGTGATGTGGGGGTGTACTGATGCCGTGGCAACCATTAAGACGATGCACAGAACCAGGCTGTAACAGGCGCGTTAAATCCGGCAAGTGTGAGGAGCACAGGCGGGCGGCATGGCGTGCAGAGGATGCCAGACGAGGACACCGCCGCGCGCGTGGGTACTCCAGACAGTGGGACAAATACCGCGCCATGTATCTGAGTAAAAACCCGTTATGCGTGCGATGCCTTGAGAAGGGGATATATACGCCCGCCGTGGTGGTGGATCACATTATCCCGATTAATGGCGGTGATGATGTTCTCTTCTGGCCCGAATGGAACCATCAGCCATTGTGCCAGGCGTGCCATAACCAGAAAACGAAATGGCTTGATCCGGCAACAAAAAGCAAGCGTGCCGCAGGTGGATTTCGTGAAGAGGAAGAACGGGCCGCTAACCGCAATAACTGGATGTATGACGCTGATGAATGAGCGGGAACAAAACCGCCTTATCCGTGGACTTATAAGGCAGCGTGACGCATGGAAGACACAGGAAACAGGGCATAAAGATAAAGCGTCAGGATGCGCAGAACGCATCACAGCGAAGCGATTAACCGACCGTGACCGCGAGGTTATGGAATGTTTCCGCAATCGCTGATGAGGCTGTATGACGGGGTGGGGGGCGTTTTCAGGACAAACCCGACCCCGCCGGGCACCGACCGCCTCCCCAAATTTTTATGCACGGGAATTTTTTGAAAAATAATCTGACGAAAAATAAGCATGGCAAGACCACCGAAAGCCCCCGCCTACCTGGATGACATCGCCGTGAAGCAGTGGCGGGAAAAATCGCGGCAGCTTGCGGAACGGGGAGACCTGACCCCCGCCGACTGGAGCAATCTGGAACTGTATTGCGTCAATTACTCGATATACCGCAAAGCCGTTGCAGACCTTGCGGCGCGCGGGTTCAGCATTGTTAACAGTCAGGGCGGCGAGAGCAGAAACCCCGCATTAAGCGCAAAATCCGACGCTGAAAGAGTGATGATAAAAATGGCCTCCTTGCTCGGTTTTGACCCGGTAAGCCGCCGTAAAAATCCACCGGAAACAGAAGAAGAGGACGAGCTTGACCGCCTGGAATAAGTACGCAGAAGACGTAAAAACGGGCAAAATTCCGGCCTGTAAACGGCTGAAACAGGCCGTTAAACGGTACTTTTCGGACCTTAAAAGCCCCCTTTACACGTTCGATCGTGAGGTTGTGGAGCGGTTTATTGCCTTTTCCAGGGTGTGCCCGCACGTAAAAGGCGCAATGCGCGGTAGCCCCATTGAGCTGGAGCCGTGGCAGCAGTTCGCCTTTGCGTGCATCCTCGGCTTTAAGGTTAAGGCCACCGGACGGCGCAAATACACGAGCGCCTTTATCGAAGTGCCGCGCAAAAATGCGAAATCCACGACCGCCGCGATTCTGGCTAACTGGTTTTTGATTATGGAGAACGGTCAGCAGGATATCTACACCGCAGCGGTGAGCCGTGACCAGGCGCGGATCGTCTTTGATGATGCGCGTCAGATGTGCCTTTTATCCCGACCGTTACGCAGGCGGGTGAATATTCAGGCGCATAAGGTGATACACCCGAAAAGCAACAGCCTGTTAAAGCCGCTGGCAGCAAAAGCGGCAACCATTGAAGGTACAAACCCGAGTCTTGCCATTGTGGATGAATATCACCTGCACCCTGACAACGGGGTTTATTCCGCGCTTGAACTGGGAATGGGGGCGCGTCCGGAGGGGCTGTTATTTGCCATCACCACATCGGGGAGCAACGTTGTTTCAGCCTGTAAACAACACTACGACTATTGCTGCCAGATACTGGATGGTGAAGAGGTGAACGAATCCATGTTCGTGCTGATTTACGAGCTGGATGATGAAAGCGAGGTTGACGATCCGGCGATGTGGATAAAGGCGAATCCCAATATCGATGTTTCCGTCGATCGTGAAAAACTGGCCTCAACCATCCAGAAAGCGCGGGGAATACCGTCGCAGTGGGTGGAGATGATGACAAAGCGATTTAATATCTGGTGCCAGGGGGCTACCCCGTGGATGGGTAACGGCGCATGGGCTGAGTGTGCCGGAACGTTCACGGAGGAAGATTTACACGGCCAGGAGTGTTACGCGGGGCTGGATTTATCATCAACCAGCGATATTTCCAGCGTATGCTATGCCTTTCCGGTCGGTAAAACCATTATGCTGATTTCCCGTCATTATCTGCCGGAGTTCCAGCTACAGAACCCCGCCAATAAAAACCGCGCTGTCTATCGTCAGTGGGCTAAAGCGGGCTGGATACGCACAACGCCTGGCGACTGCATTGATTACGACCGGATCCGCGATGACATCATGCAGGACGCGGAGAAATTTCATATCAGGCTGGTGGGCTTTGATACGTGGAACGCCACGCATCTCAGAACGCAATTACAGGGGGCAGGTTTTGAGGTGGAGCCGTTCCCGCAAACCTATCTGAGATTCAGTCCGGCGGCGAAATCGTTCGAAGTTTTTGTTAACCGCAGGGTGATTGTGCATCGTGGCGATCCGGTGTTGTCCTGGTCGATGAGTAACGTCGTGATGCAGAGTGACGCGAACGCCAATATCAAGCCGAACAAGAAAAAATCACCGAACAAGATAGACCCGAGCGTGGCGGCACTGATGGCGTTTGGTACATTCCAGGCAGAGCATGAGGATTTTGCTTTTGATATAAGCGACAGCCACCGCCAGAAACTGGAAGAATTCAGCGGGGTGTAATGAGGTCAGCAGCATGACAGAAGCCGAACTACTGGGATTAATCCGCCGCGTATCTGGAATCAGCCAGCAGGCTGACGAACAGACCACGCAGCCGGACAGCGTGACAGCCGAAAATTATGCGCGTGTTGTTGCTGAGGTGATGTGCCGTGATGGTATCCAGCTTAATGATGTTGATATGCGCAACATACGGATCCGCGTTCTTGAAATGCTGGCCTACAATCGCCGCGTTGAACTGCATCGGGAGAAAGAAAAAATAACGTACCACTGGAAGAAGCCGGAGCGGTTGCGGCGGTAACTGGTTGATATTTTCGAAATTCGCCAGCGGCGAACATCGGGGAAACCAGCCTAACCCGTTGATTCTTTCGGAAACAGCCATTGGCGGAATCCGGCGCGGTAACTTGCTGATATTCCCGATAACGCAAAATTGCGTGGCTGAATGAACATTATGATTACTTATGATTACGCAGATGATTAAGGCCTAAACCGTTGATTCTTCCCAATTTCCACAGACTGTGGAAGTTGGCGCGGTAACTTACTGAGATTAAAGCAAAGCGCAAAATTGCGCCGACTACATCCCTCACATGCGAAATTTTCGCAGTTTAATTACTCGCCAGTTTGATCGTTAACCCGCTGATATTTTCGGGAACCTCAATTTGAGGAAGTCGGCGCGGTAACTGGTTGATACTTTCGACCTCCTCAATTTGAGGAGGTCGGGGCACAGAAAAACAACGAATATGTTGTTTTTGGGAATGGTCATAATGACCACGCAGACCATCAAGGCAACCACAACGAACATCGTTACGGTTGGAGCTTTTACCCCACTGGGGGAAAGGTATTACGATAATCATAACACCTACCGAACAGGTAAAACCCACCAGCCTGATTAACAGTTAACCGGAAAAAAAATCCGGTAGCCCCGTTATGGGGATCCCCATATCGACATTAACGCCCCTCATGAATTGGTGCGCTTCCCCCTGGAAAGATTACCCGCCTGTATATTTCTTGTGTCTATTTGTTCCACGTTGTTTCATACAGTGCACCGAACGGTGTAGTTAATGGTGTAGTCAATTTGCTGTTTTTAGCACTTTTTGCAGTGTGGGTTGTTTAATTAAATCAATGGGTTGCCTTGCTGTGGTGATAAAAGGACATATTTATTCATCTTTCGGCGCAGAATGCTGGCGACCAAAAATCACCTCCATCCGCGCACCGCCCAGCATGCTCTCTCCGGCGACGATTTTACCCTCATATTGCTCGGTGATTTCGCGGGCTACCGCCAGCCCTACACCTTGCCCAGGGCGTAAAGTATCAACCCGTTGACCACGGTCGAAAATGACCTCTCGCTTGCTTAATGGAATACCGGGGCCATCATCCTCGACCACAATATAGAGATGCTCGTCGGTTTGCCTTGCAGAAATTTCGACAAACTCGAGGCAATATTTACAGGCATTATCCAGCACGTTGCCCATCACCTCGACAAAATCGTTCTGCTCACCGACAAAGCTGATCTCTGGCGAAATATCGAGAGAGATATTGACCCCTTTGCGTTGATACACTTTGTTCAGCGCTGAGGTGAGATTGTCCAGCAGTGGGGCGACCGGATGCAGCTCGCGGCTGAGCAATGTCCCGCCGCGCATACTGGCACGATGCAGGTAGTAGCCAATTTGCTGTGAAATGCGGCTGATTTGCTCCAGCATTACCGGCTCAGCATCACTGACGCTCATCTTTTCACTACGCAGAGAACGCAGCGTACTTTGCAGCACCGCCAGTGGCGTTTTCAGACTATGGGTCAGGTCGGTGAGCGTCGTACGGTATTTGTCGTAACGTTCGCGTTCACTTTTTAACAATCGGTTCAGGTTTCGTACCAGACTGGTCAGTTCTCGCGTTGTGGCTGGATTGAGCAATTCGCGGTTATGTTCTTCCAGTTCGCGGACTTCTTTTGCCAGGGCTTCGATGGGGCGTAAACTCCACCAGGCGGCGACCCACAGCAGCGGGATCACTAACAGCAGATTGGCTGAGAGCACATAGATAAACCAGCTCCAGACCATATAGGAACTTTTTAGCTCCACCGGAATGGTATCCACCACCACAATGGTTAATTTTGGCATCCGCGATGTTGCCGGGTAGACGTTTACTGCCACCGAGTGGGTCATCTCCGCGTCGTCATCATCTTCCCGCACTTCCTGCAACTGTTGCTGTATCGAATGATCTCCACTCAGCAAGAGGCTGGTATCGTTAACATCCGCTTCAATTTCATGAAAACCATTCGATTTCAGCCAGTCAGGCTGGATCATCTTCATCAGCCAGGGCACGTCACGTTGCGCCCATAAAAGCTGCCCGTTCTCATCATAAATTAGCGTCATGGTGGGGCTTTGCTTGTCGATATTTTCGGGTAACTCGACATGCAACTTATTGTTTTCCCACTTCGCAAGGGTATAGAACAGATTGCTCTCGCCACGTAACAGCCGAAACGTAGTTTTATCGAAACTGACGCTATAACCGATCAGCGCGACCATTCCGTAGGCAAGCGAAAGCACCAGTACTACCGCAGCCGTTGCCAACAGAAAACGTACCCGCAGTGAGAGCGGGAAAAAAAGACGCAGTAATTTTTTCAT